CTTGTCTTTGATCTGTGGATTCTGTATCCATCAGTGCATCGACTTCCTGCACCACCATAGTATCTGCCACCACCGATACCGATGTTCATATCGTAACGATACTCACACCATTCGATGAAAGCAAATATCTTTTCGTCATCCCACTTTGCAGGGAAAACTGCCCACCAAGTGCAATCCTCTCCATACTCATCAACCTTAAATTTGAAAATGTTTTTAATAAAATTTTTCATCTACTTGCTCCTAAAATGATAGTTCTATATAGCTATACATAGCATTCATTACATAATAGTCAAGTATTAAATTAAATTTTTTTTATAAATCACTTAAAATATTTTTTTGAAATACATATGTAGATTTTTTTATGACTCTACCATATTCGATTTCATTGACAGCTCTGGGATCGTCTACGAATAATTGTTCGGACTCATCTGGCACAGTTTTTTGTTTTAAAATCTTTTTTGTGAAGGCGCGTAGTTCGTTGTAGTTCTTTGATTGTTTGGAATATTTGCCCTTTTTAGACATTATCCGTAGCTGTTGTGGCTTCGTATTCACCCTGAGACATGACTCCATCTGTTGTCCCAAGCCATTTACGACCACCTGAAGCACTAAACGAATATTTCCCGATTCGAGATTCTCGTATAAGTTCCCGAACAATTCCGTCAATACTTCGCTGAGTTAAGTTCTGCAAGACCTGTGGTGCATCGTGATCCGATGCTAATCTTTGTCCTATTGCATCTGCTCCTGACTGTTGTGTCAAAGCCCTGCCCTCCCTTTCACAGGTTGCAATCCAAGCAAACAGAGCATCTTTCTTTATCTCTCTGTTTGTACCAGAATGTAATCGTTTAATTTCTTCTGTCTTGTCTTCTAGTAATCCAGAATAACTATTTCTTACGAAATGTCTAATATTTCTGTTAGCAGGTCCGTTACTTTTTACGACTGCACCATCAAAACATCTATTTCTTTCATACTCTGTCCCGATATCCATGCAACGTCTACGACCTGTAGCCTCATCAACTTGCCACAATGCAAAGGCACATCTAACACCATCAACAAGTGCTGACGTACCACGAATAAGTAACCTTGCTTGTTCAGGAGTATTGATAATTGTATCATCTTTAACCTTAGTCATATGGTGACACATGACCACAGAAGCTCCAGTTTCAGTTCCGATCTGTGCCAGTAAACCTGTCAAGGCAGCTCCTGCTGCTGGATCAGCATTTACATCTGCATGAACAAATGATGCCAACGGATCAAAGATAATTAACTTCAAATCATTCATTTGTAGGATTTGTTCGTAGAGTTTATCAAATTCATCACTGGTGCTATAGCCATCTCTTGTGTCCTGAAGTATTGGAAATACACCTCCTACATTAGGTAATGAGACTACACGAAGCTCATGCCTGTAGGAAAATCTCAAATTGTTCGGATCTAAACGCTCAATCCTCCTGTGCATTTCTGACTCATCATCCTCTGCCGTAAAGATAACAACATTGCCAAATTCACCTATTGTGCTACCAAAACTCTCTGCTAAAGGCTGACCCGATGCTACTTTCATTGCTAGATCTAATGTCATCATACCCTTACCAGCGTCTCCTGCTGCAGAAAATATAATTGGAACACCTAACGGAAATGTGCCATCGACTAAGAACTTTTGTTCGGGTGCTTCCCCTTCAAATCTGCTGACCAGTAAACTATCATCCAGTAAATTTATGTTACGTTTCGTATGCTTGACTGTTGTATTTAAGAAATGTTGTACATCAAAGCTTTCCGATATGGCATCAACTGCATCCCAACCCTCTGGCTTACCTCTGGGAGGAGTCAATGTAGTAACCGATTTAGCTCCTGCATTTAATGCCAGTTCTTGAACCAGTTCAGCTACCTTACGACCTGCATTGTCGTTGTCTCCCCATATGATTAGTTCTTTGTCTCGTAATGGACTAAAATCAAAACGACTGGCTGACTTACGAGATAACATTCCTGCACCTCCCATAGTGCAAGTAGCAGTATACCCAATCTCATTTAAAGCATCAGCACACTTCTCTCCCTCAACCCATATGACTTTCTCTGAAGCAACTATGTTAGGTATATTATACAATGGTCTTACATCAGGTATTCTTGGATATGGTGAATCTGTAAACTGTCTAAACTCCTTCTTAGGCTTGCCATGACTATCCATAACTGGATTACCAGCATTGTCTTTTATGTTGTATCTCCTGACACGACACAGGATTTCACCATCACCAGATAGGTATAAATGTTCGGAGTCATATGGTGTATTGACATCAATAGCTCTTTTAAATGTAATGCCTAGCTCTTGTGGTATGTCCTGATCAACTGGTGGAGGAGCATTATCATCCAGATAGTTTCCGAACAATTCTTTGATTTCAGGAAGGCGCATACCTCTACCTTCCATTAATATCTTAACAATACCCCCGATTCCTTGTGATCCATTAAAATCCGATCCCTTCATAAAATATGGTGATCTGGGATTAATATCTATCTTTAATGATTTACCAGCTTCTCCATCTAATGACCCGATTGTGAACACATCACCCCGAACAATTCCATGTGGATATGTATTTTTTAGTTCGTCAATTTGTACACTAGCTGGGACTTTCTGACTAATCATATCGACTAATTCATTGGCTGACATATCCCTATTCTTATTGCCAAGTTTTATAATGTTCATTATACTGACCTCACTTCATTGGCTGAAGTATATGAGGGCGATGCTACCTTCGTCCTCATATTAACTACTCCAACAACTATCTTGAAACTCACAATACTTGCAAGCAAAGTAATCACGAGATTGTGCAATCCTTGGCAACATCTCATTTGCTTTTGTGGCTTCCAATATTGACACTGCCTTATCACTAATCTCTTGTGCCAAAGCTTTGTTAAAAGGTATAAACTCGTAATATATCTCACTTGTATTCTTGTTTAACACAGTAAACAAACAAGGATTGTCTGTTAGTTGCATATAAGCTTGATACAAAGCAACCTGTGCTGCATATACAGGATTAGCTACTGCTACACCTTTTGTTTGAAATTCTTTAAACTTCTTTTCATTAGCTGACTTACATTCCCACAACATAGGATAAGCAGTGTCTAGAGGTCCTTCACATATGACACCATCTATATGACCTTTAACCTCACCCTCTGCTATGCTAAAACCAAATTGTTCGCCATTTTTGTCCTCGACTCGTAAATCAAAACCAGCTTGTCTGAGCCATCCAGCAACGCTAAATTCTATCTCGTGACCAAACTGAAATATACGAAGTGTCTTAGCATCAAAATCCCGATCATCATCAATAGGTTGACCCATGTAACGATATTGTATTTTACGAGAACATGAGTCACCAAGACTAGAAGCACCAATGTAGGTTCTTTTCTTGACCTCTTTGTTCCGATCAACAATAGCTTTATCTATTATATCTGATATATCTTGCTCTAACATTTTAAAATGGGATTTCGTCTTCATCGAATATGTCTGTGTTTGGATTAAGGTCGAGAACGCCACTATTGTCTCCATTAGCTGATTTAATGGCATCAATTATGGCAAGTGCTTCGTCCTGTGTCAAATGCTGTAATTTTTTATCCCAACCTATTTTTGCAAATTGTTCGGACAATATCTTTAATGTATTGTGTCTGTCCCCGTTACCATGTTCGTCCATCTTTTTTCTCCTTCCTCCATTACCATAAAATCAAAATAATGACTCACACCTAAAAATTCAGCCACTATTGTACCACCTAACAACTCATCATCTGTGTCATCAATAGTCTTTGCAATATAAGCATCAATGTGATCTAAGACATGATCGTTGTCATCTTCTAAAAAAATAGGTATGACTATCCTGCCCTCACGAATATACTCCACTTTACTCTTAGACTTCATGTTGAGTTGATAATTCACGTTAATTTTTGCCACTTTTACCCTCTGCCCATAACGCTGCATATCCTATTACATCTATTGGATTGTCCATATTTTTTGGGTTCTGAGAGTCCCGAACAAGCTTTTGCACTATGCAAAATTTATATATGTCATCATAAGTGAGTTCTGATTTAAGTTTGTGTCTCCACAATACATTCATAATCTTAGCTATTGATTCATGTGTATCTTTTGCATCTCCGTGTGTTCTAGCTCTAGCTCCGTTGATTAATTGCTCTGCTTTTTGTAAAGCTTCACTACGCTGCATTCTCATCTCCCTCGTAATAATCTAAAACTCTGCCATCAATTTCTTTCTTATTCCACAAATAATTTAACCAACACGCCGCTTTGTACTTGCTAAAACTAAGATCCAACTGACTTACAATCTTATTTTCTCTTGCTAAAGCTTCTCTTTGTTTGTCTGTCATGGCTTGATTTAGCCACCTTTTACCTTTCTTTGCTCCGTCACTATCCTCTATTTGCCTTAAAAAATCGTCAGCAGAAGCCAAAGCTTGTTCTTTAGTGCCTACACCCACAACTCTAAGTTTACCTCTTGTACGTTTGACTAAGGCTACAGAAACGTCATCTAAATGTGCAACTAAGCCAAAACCATTAAATCCACTAGCTGACATACATCTGCCATTGTTAAACAAATCAATCCATCTAAATGGTGATCTGTCAATAAGATCTACCTCTGTCATGTCAAATGTCTCAAGCAATTCTTTTGCTTGCATCTCGATCTCATGTCCACACATAGGACATACACGAACACTTAATGGTATAAGACATTTACAATTAGGACATACTTTCTCAGGAGCAGATCCTTGTTGCATCTTATCTTTGCCATCAAGATCAACACCTTCATCTAAAGATCCATGTGTCAATACACTCGTACCGAAATCTAATACAATACAATCTTTCTTGATTACGTTTGGATGTTCTTCAGGATCTATTGTTCGTAGTCCACGACCAATCATCTGCACCATTGTAGATTTGTATGAGCATGGTCTTGTAAGCACAATACAACTGACAGGTGGTGCATCAAAACCCTCTGTCAATACTGCAACATTAACCACGACTTGTACGTCACCATGTTCCAGATCATGTAGTATTTGTTTTCTTTCTTCCGATGGTGTCTCACCTGTCACAATCTCTGCACGGATCTCCGATCTTCTAAACTCATCACATAGATCTTGTGCATGAACTACTGTGCTACAGAATATGACTGTCTTTCTGTTCCCTGCTTTTTCCTGCCACTCTTCAACAATCTTCTCGTTAATGGCACGTTTGTTCATAATCTGCTCGACTTGTCCCATGTCAAAATCTGACACAGTTTTACGAACATTTTGTAAATCTTTTTGTACCCCGACATCAATCACGAATGTCTTTGGTGGCACAAGGAAACCCTCTCGTATAAGGTTAGCTATCTCAATCTGATGTGAGCAGTTATTAAACACACCTTTTAAGCCTTTTCTGTCTCCACGATTGGGAGTAGCAGTAAAGCCAACAATCTCTACAGACTCATTAGCTTCCTTAACCTTGTTGATAATTCTCATGTATGTATCGGCTATGGCATGGTGACTTTCATCTATCACCATCATGTCTACTTTGGACATATTAGCCAAATTGTTCGGTCTCGATAGTGTCTGCACCATACTAAATACTGTACTACCATCCCAATTTTTTTCTGAAGCATCTACGATAGATGTAGATATTTTTGGATTAACACGAGTGAATTTGTTTTTGTTCTGTCCTACAAGTTCATCCCGATGTTGCAAGACTAAAATCTTTTTGCCTTTTTTGTATCGTTTGCCAATCAATGCAGATAGCATAATTGTTTTACCTGCACCCGT